TGACTATCAATTTCTTTAATACCAATAAATCTTCCTTTGGCGCCGTTCTTAAACTCATCGATGAAACTTGATACTGTATAAACTTTATTAAAAATAAATTCATAGAATGTATCTTCGCAGTTTATAACCTCAGTAAGTCTGTCTATTTGCTCTTGACCTGTAAATCCTTGAGTATAACCTGACCAATCCAAACCGAAATAATACGTACTATTGAGTTTATCTTTTTGTGATTGTGCTGTATTTGTTGAGATATTAGGGTCTTGCGATAGGCTGTTCCATCCATACTCTTTAATGTTCGGAATCAGGTAGTATGGTCTCCTTGTTTGTTCTGTAAGTGTCGGTGGTTGTTGCCATTTTACTTTGAACCTATACTTACCCTTTGTTGGAATACCAATTGTTGGGTCGTTTGAAATAACTCTTCCACACCCCATTACCATCAATTATATTTCCTGATTGTTCTAATTCATATTGTTCCAAAATTGGATTACCATCCTCATCTTGTTGTATTGTTTGTCTGAGTGCCAATATTTGACCAGGTCCTGTTGTTAACTGGCAAAGATTTCCCATATTATCTTTCGGCTTAGCATTTCTTCTCACCCTCATTTGGTCGGGTGTGGAGGTCAATGAGCCCATGAAGACTGCTGTTGGTTGAATATCTATATTAGCATCGTCTCTCAAATCAAAATCAACTCGATTAATAGCTATTTGGCAGACATCAGGGTCTCCCCATAATGGAGAGACTTCAACACTTTTAGTAAGATTTATAATTTGAGGTAAAGAGTTTAAATCTGTAGATGTTCTAAATCTATTACCAGCAACTTGTCCTTCTGTTGCTCGACCAACTCTTATTAAGTCTTGTGGTGTTAATGAGAATTCACCTATATCAGATAGGTCTACATCCATAACTAATTGTTGTGTTCCAACAGGAACACCCATAGATACTCTAGCGTTTGGTAACCCAAGTCCGTTGTTTGCAGTCACCCTACCAACAATAACACCATAGTCTGCACAAGCTCTTGTGTAGATATCTGTTTGTTGTATAGTCAAAGACAAGATTTCTAAAAACTCAAAATCTTGGTCCAACTGTAGGTTTAGTGTTTTGTTAACTCCTAACTCCGTTCTAATTCTGTAGGATTGACCCATCAAATTCTTTAAGCAATAAATAGTTTAAGTGTAATTTTCCAAGGACATAATTACACATCTTAAAAATAAGTCAAACTGACTTTAAATAAACTAATTAAGAAAAAGTAGTAGACTGAAAATTCTTAACAGATACCTTGATGTCCTTTGCAGGATATCTAATTTGATAAACTTGGGATGGTTGTGCGAATATTGTGTTATCAACAGGTTGAATTTGTTTTGTTTCAGGGTCTTCATAAAGCATCGAAGTTTCCGCTGATGAGTATTGTCCACCTACTTTATTGAATACTTTAATTTCCGTAACAGATAACACCCCGTTCTCGTTTTGAATAATGCTACTAATTTCAGAAAGATTAACATTCTGACCTAATTCTCTTCCTTGTGGGTCCATATAGGTTGCAAGTCTATCAACAACTGCAGAAATTACTTGTCCTGAGTTTTGTGCCGAATCTAGAACAATACTAACTTCAAAACTTAAATCTATTACTTCCGCAGAAAGGATAGATATATAATCATTCATCATTCTGTAGTTTGATAAATAAGTTGCAACATTCTGTCTAATAGTATTAGATACCATGTTAGTTAATTTACCTGAGGTATCGTAAGATAAAAGTTGAATTAATATTTTGTTGTCGTTTTCTGTAATTGAAACCTTGGCTGGTGCACCATATTCAGATGGCATTGTTCTAATTAAAGATTCATAATCCCTTATAGTAACTGCTCTTTTCTGTGCTGCGAAGTTGTAGGCGACGTAGTTTCTAACCTCTTCAACTGAAGGGACACCCGCTCCACCAATTGCGGCTGTTACATTGGTACATCTCAATGAGTTAACAACTGATGAGTTTGTTGATTCAGAAGGTCCATTAACGTAAAATGAAACGGTACCAATTTGATTAATTACATTTGTTCCCAAGTTTGTAGCCAAACCACCACCGACTCTATATTGAATAAATAATGTTGAATTTGGTACTAATGTTGAACCTAATGATATATTATTAGAATATCTCTGTATATCTGCAGTAACTCCAAGTGTTGTAAACTCGTTAAGAGCATCCTGTGCAGTATTTGTTCCTCCACCAAAGGTCATTTTTTTGAATCCTTCTGCGGTAAATTCACTTATAAAACGATTTGCTGTTTGTATATATCTACCTACTTTAATACCAGGTTGGTCGGAAACTTTAGTTGGGTCTTCTACAAAAATTCTATCTTCCGCTAATGTATCAACCTCATACCATCTATTTTGAGCCCCTAAAAATTCTGCAACTGACGGAACATTTGTATATTCTGTTCCATTTTTCAATAAAACACTTGTAATACCAAGAACATTCTTCTCAGGTAAAAATAATTCAAAGAATGGTTTAACATCATTTGGTGTTATAACTCTTTTGAATACCTTAGTTATACCATTAACAACTAATTCTCTTTTAGTTATTGTGTAATTTATAAGAACGTTATTTGCATTGAAGTTGGGAATTTTTAATCTGTTAGGGAATCCCTGTGAGTTGTACGGTGATGCGAAATCAATATCATGAATGTTTTCGAAAACTATACCAGCCCCGACAACTTGGGAACCTCTTGTTAAGACTCCAAGGTATCTCTCATCTTCTTTATCACCAAAAGCTGGAACTGTAATCGAAAAGTCTACTAAAGCCACGGATGGTCTTTGCCCTGGTACTTTTAAACCATAAGTTCTTGCAATGTTATATACTGATGACCTTTGTTGTGCATACTGAAGGACTGTTTCTTGAATACTTCTATCAATATTGTAATTCAGGTTGTCTGCAACAGCGGCATTCAAATCCAAAAAAACAGAAAAGACAGACGCGTCGTTGAAATCTTGAATGAGTTCAGGATAATATGTTCTTACATAATTGAGTAACTCAGTTCTTATTGCCTGATAATCTCTTGTTGCGTATGATATTTTTCTATTTGCCATCTATGTTAAATATTGATAATAACAAAATCACTTTGTCCAAAGGCATTTCGTTCTGTTGAATAATCTATTCTCACCTTGGCAGTATATTCTGAAGTCCCTTTTCCTGGCACTCTATATATGTCGTACATTCTAGGGTCTGCTACAGTTCTACTTGTTGTAGGGGGTACTTCATCATCTATGTTTGCGGGTTCGATAGTTATTTGATTCAAAAGTAATTGTGGCATAAATTGTGAATACCATCTGCCATATAGTGATAAATATACTTTGATTATTTTTTTATTGTAGTATTTCCCTTCTGAGCTTTAGGTTCGTATGGACAATGTCTACAACCATTACCACAACAATACCCTCTATCCAAGTGATATTGTTCGGTCATAACTTTTCTTCCGTTTTCTGTGTAGAAATAAGAAGGGAGAAGTTCTACCTTCTCCCTTTTATTTTGGTTGTTTTCCATAGGTTATACTAATGTAATCTCACAAGCACCTCCTGCACATGCAAGTTCCCCACTCAAATCAGTCTCGTCATTATTCTCAACAATCTTAGACAAATCAACGTCTTTAAGAGTGAGCATTAATTCCTCATACTTTTCTTTTGTACAATCCTCGAAAGGTGCTTGTACGTATGTTCCACCGTTGTAGGGTAGACAAGATAGACCATTGTAGTGTTCTTTGTTTTCCCACATCCACTCACCTACAGCTGGCCATTCGTGTTCACGAATAGAAATTGTTGCAGATACGTTGTGAGCATTTGAACCACTTCTATGACCAGGTCTAATCCATTCTTGTTGAACCTTCTTTACTCTTTCAAGTAATTGAATTGGTGATTCATTTCTTAGAATAGACCCTTCAGGTGCTTTTTGTGGAATACTAATTACCGCAGTGTCGTGAGGTCTAAAGTATTCATCTTCTACTAACTCAGGGTGATTTTCCTTGAGATGGGTGTAGATTGATTCGTTCTTACCAACTCTAACTCTTCTGATGTAGTAATCGTTATGCCAAGCGTGGATTCCTGATGATGTACCCAATGTTAAAGAGGTAGTACCTGCTGGTTTTACAGTTGTGGTTCTTGCCGCTTTATTGATACCAATTAAGTTAGCAACTCTTTCATTTTCTTCTTTAACAACTTTTGAAGCGGATTTCATGTTAAGACCTAAGACTGCTCCTGAACCGATACCCGTCATTGAAATTCCAACAAGAGCATCTTTTTCAGTTGTTCTCTGCCAAATTGGTCTGAGATAATGGAAGTCTGTATATCCTGCCTGTAATGTTCCGATAAATGAAGCTGCTCTTACTCTGTCTTCGTAATCTTCTTGAGATACCACGTTTGATACGTTAACCTCAGTTAAGTTACAGAATTGGAAAGGTCTAAGTGCAATTTCACAACAAGGGTTAGTTCCCCAATCTTTGTCGTTTGATAGGTAAATACCTGGTTCACCAGCTCCACTTGCTTCAATTCTTTTCCACAACTCCATGAAATACTCTTTGGTGATTTTGTGTCTCATAAGAACTGCTGAGTTGTTAGCTCTACCTATGTCGTGAACTTCGATTGGAGATAGTTTTTCACCGTCTTCTTTTGAGTCTAAAATACCCTCAAGTTTTATAAGACACTCTTTCAATGGTTGAGGACCAGGAGCTTTACCACCTGAGGTTACAAGTCTTGCACCCTTTGGTCTGATATCACTGAAATCAAACTGAATGTGTGAACCACCAAAGAAGTAAGATTTAACTAATACTTTAACTGCGTCAGCCCAACCCTCAATTGAGTCAGCAACTAACCATCTTCTTCCTCTTTCTTTATTTGGTTTTCTGATTTCAGGTAAAACATCAACGTGGTGTTTTTGAACTGAATAACCAACTCCTGTTCCACCTAAAAGTAAGAACATAATTTCTGAAAATACTCTCCAATCATCAATCGGCGCAAACGCACAGTTGTAAATTCTGTTTGGTGAGATTTCAATAGGTTTACCAGCGAACTGCATCGACCTCATTGAGGGTAATACTTGTTTCTTGTAAACATACTGATAATTCTCTCTAATCTCTTTTTCTAATTTTGGATACATTTTAATATGCATCTCCATGTTTCTTGTAACTAGCTCTTGCCAAGTCTCTCTTCTCTTGAGTTCAGGCATGTACTTCGCGTACTTCATGTACACTGTAATGTCTGATAAAATTCTGTTCGAAATGTCCATTTTTTAAATTTTTAAGGTATAACTTTTTTATCAAAAAATCACCGATTTTTATGATAAATATGCGGTCGGCAACTAAGCGACCACGAAAATAATTAAAAAAAAATAAGTTTTTTTGAGAAAAAGTAGATATTTAATTAAGTCTGATTTTGGGTTTTCTCCCTTTCCTTTCTTTTTTCAAGGAGCTCCTTAACTCTATCTCTTTTTCTTTCTTCTTGTTGTTCTTCGAAACCAAGGAATGTTACCGATGATTCGGTGTCTATTTCCAATAATTCATTATTGAACTTACAGTTCTCGAAGACAACGCCGTCCTTACCAAGACGGGATTTTGTGATGGCGATTGTTGCAAGATTCATTTCTTTTTGTTGTAGAGTCTTAGCAACGGTAATGATTACGTGACCAACTTGTGCTTTCTTGATTGAACCACCCATTTGGTCAGTTGTAACAACCTCAGAGGAGATTGAACTTCTGTTTCCTTGAGTTGCTGTCCAACCAGCAATGTCCAACTCGTGGCACATCGCTTCAAAAGCTCTCATCACAGACCCTTCAGCTTTCCACTCATCTTTAGCACTTGACTCAGGTAATACACAATCAATGTAATCCAAAAGAATCATATCTATTTTTGTACCGTCAGCAATCATTTTTCTGACTTGGTTTTTGATTTGATTCATAGTCATAGTATCAGATGCTAGTTTTTTTAGAACTAACTTGTTTGGCATTGTCTCCCTAATCTCAGTGATTTTCTCCATAACTTTTTCTTTATGGAATACCAAGTTGTCGGGTTCAATTCCTGTCCAAATTGTGAAGTGTTTTCTTTGTACAATTTTTGGGTTGTCTTCAAAAAATATCTGAAGAACATTGTATCCCATATGTGATAATCTTTTGAGCCTTGTTCATTGCTTTCTGTAACTCTTGTTGTTTACAGAATTTCAATGCTTTTTCTTGAACAAATTGAGTTCCTTCAAAAGGTGCTTCTTTGATTTGTTTTAAAGTATCTAAAACAATTTTTGCAACCAATTCTTGTGAGACTTCAGATTTAACAATCTGTTCCAAGGTTTCGAAGTTGGGTGTAGATTCGTACTTAACATAGTACTCCTTAATCATCTGAATTATGATTTTGAAATACTTGTTGTCGAAGTAAGAACTTTCCAAAACATCAATGATTGAAGATGAAAAATCCTTGTCTACAACAATCTGATTGATTAATTGAATTTGAAAAGTGTTACCTAAATAATCGAAATTCTTGTTCATATATTGCGTCTCTTACCCCCTGTATTATTTTAAATATTTGTTAAGCGAGGTCAAGTTCCAAATATTTGTAAGTTAATTTTTTGCTTGAGAAGATGTCTGTGAGTTCTCTCAAAACCTCTTTTAAGAATGGTCTAACATCAACTGTGTAACGCACTTTTGGTGGGTAAAGTTTTCCGTCAAACTGTCTGTGGTTCAACACTGTGTCTCCAACCTTGATGTAAATGTTGAAGTTTTCAGGACCTTCAGTGAATGAAGTTTCCATAATCGTTGGGTCGTGAATTATTGCCTCTTGATTCTCCATCATGTAGACAACTGTTTTCATTTTGAGATAGTAGTGAAGTTCTTCACTCAAAGCTTTGACGAATTCATGTAACTCCAAAGAATTTTTAGCTTTGGGAACATACCCTCTTACGTTGAAAAATCTTTGAACAACAATGTTGTCGTTTAGAGTTAATAGAAACTCCATCTTCGTGCTTTCTTGCTCTTTCATAATTTGTGTTTTGTTTTATTGAAATAAATCGTTTGGAGGTGCTCCTGCACCAATTTCGTTATCTTTGTAAAAAATTACTGTGTGTTTTTCATCTTCTCTTGGTTCTTCATCAACAAAATAATATAATGCCAATGAATATCTGTCCAAGTTTTCAGGTGTGTTAAGTGGTACGGGATGTCCGTGAGGTGCGTCTTCAATATCAAAAATTACCACTCGGTTAAATATTGGTTCAACCTCTATAAATTTTTGTGCTGGATTTACCGTCCAAAACTCTAAATTACCTTCCCACTCTTTTCTCCAACCTTCATTTAGATAAATTAATACATTTAAAACTCTTTTTTTTCCTGAGTTTGGATGTTGTGTCTATGTATTTCTTCCTTACAAACTCTTAGAAGATATTCTGGTAAGAAATTATCAATCACTATGTAAGGAAATGGATAGGCACTTTTGTAAAGTGTTTTTAATCGTGGTGCTAAACTCAAATCAATCATAACTTTCTTTTTTCTTTTCTAGTTAGTTTCATGAATGGCTTGAGAAAGTTTACCCAAGCTTCATCATTTTTAGGAAGGTATTTGAAAAGACCATCTTCCATCATGAGTCTCATCAAATTTTTATATCCTCTGTCGGTGGGGTCTATTGTATCGGTGTGGATTTGTTCTACCAATTGTTTTCCTTCATCTGTAATCAGAGGATTTGTAAGGTCAACAATTTTAGAATTTACTCTGTAGAACTCTTCACCAAGTATACCGCTTTTGGTACGTCCAATCAAAATATTAGATAAACTTTTGATAGGTTTTTTCTGCGGGATATTTTGTGCATTAATTAGGATTTCGTTGATAGTGCATGGTTTTTCCTGCAATTGAGGAAAAAATTTAACCAAAGTCTTTTCACCTAACCCTTCAATACCATCGATGTTATCAGACTTATCTCCTGTAAAGATTTTTGTTAGTGTAACGTTATAGTGAGGTATCTCAACTTTGTTGATTAATATCTTGTCCCCGTTCTTATAGTAAGTTTTACTTACGGGTGAAAAAATAGTTACTCTTTCTGATATTAGTTGGGTGAGGTCCTTGTCTCCTGAAAAGATTATGATTTGTTCGTCAATGGCAACTTGTGTATAGTAAGCTATCAAATCATCGGCTTCGTTGTTCACCATTTCAACCTGTCGCACAAACACCTCCTCCAAATACGTCTTTACTCTTGCCTTTTGTTGCAAGTAAGATTCGTATTTGTACTCATTCATGTCTTGTCGACGATTACCCTTGTATTGAGGATAAATTGATTTGCGTATTGAAGAGTTGGAATCACCATCCCAAAATACAACCACTTTATCGTGATTGTGCTCCTCTAAAAATCGTCTTAGTGTATTAATGAAGTGATACACCCCACCAATGTGGGAACCGTCACTATAGAGTTCCTTTACCCCGTGGAATCCAATTTTGAATAGGTTATCCCCATCCACCAACAATGTCTTCGTCACATATTCAATTTAAGGGTGAACAATC